TTTTATGTCAGTAAACGAAGATAAAAATGTGCCAATCTCAAAATCAATGGTAGCAGAGGGTGACTTTGTTATGTATATGAAAGAAGATGAAGTTATGGTTGGTCGTGTTGAATATGTTATGACTAATCCTGGTTTACTTGGTCTTCCTGGTTCTGAATACTCAATGGAATATGCTGAAGATGATAAACCAGTAATCGTTCGTAACTATAAACAAGAAGATGGTGCTTGGGAAGAAGAGCCATACGTTTCTTATCATCGCATGTCCACAGTAACAAAAATTGAATCACTATCTGTTTCAGTTGATATGGTTGTAGAAATGGGATCAAATGGAACTGGAATTCCAACAATGCCATCGCAATCTGATATGGAAAACATGTATGCTGTTCAGGTAAGCAAATCCTACAACTCAGATAATGAAGATGAAGACAAGTGGGACAACATGACAAAAGCATGTTGGGTTGGATATGAACAACGTGGCATGAAAGAAAAAGGTGGACGCATGGTTCCTAATTGTGTTCCTGTTAACAAACTAAAAGAAATGGAAAATGAAATGGCAAAAGCAAAACCTAATTATGGAGATTTTATTAAACCACGTAGGGGTGGATCAACACCATCAGATCCTAAACTATATGCAAGAGTTGTGCAAGCAGCAAAAGATAAGTTTGACGTTTATCCGTCTGCAGTAGCAAATTCTTGGGTAGTACAAGAATATAAGCGTCGTGGCGGTACATACAAATCAGAGTCACAATCTACAACAAAAAGTATTTGGGATGGATCTTTTAATCCTTTAAGGTTTGAAAAATAATGACAAAGAAAAAAACAACAGCATTCAATCCTACACAAATAAAAAATGGTAGGATTGTTCGTTTAAGAAAAGACGGTACCATAAAAACAGATCTTGGTCCGTATCCAAAAACAAAGGCAGGGGTAACTAATGGCAAATAAAGAACAAAAAGGTAATGCTAATACAAAAAAAGAGCCTAAGATGACTCTTAAAGAAAAACGTGTTGCTAAACAACAAAAACGGGATAAGAAAAATGGCTGATACATACACTCCTACTTCTGGTATGAAGGCTGCTGCTCGTCGTGCATTAAAGTGGAAAGAAGATGGTAAGGCAACTGGTGCAGGAACTCCAGTAGGCTGGGGTCGTGCAACTGATATTGTAAATGGATCAGCAATGTCTCTTAGTACTGTTAAAAGAATGTTTTCTTTCTTTTCTCGTCATGAAGTAGATAAAAAAGGAAAAGGGTTTTATGATGGTCCAGAGTTCCCTTCTAACGGCAGAATTATGTGGGATGCTTGGGGTGGCGATGCAGGATTTTCATGGAGCCGTGCAATTGTAGAAAGAGAAAAAAAGAAAGTAGAAAAGGTTTGGGAAAATAGCCCATTTAGTTTAAGGAAGGGGTAAAAAAGTGGAGGACTTAACCATTGAAGAAGTAAAACAATTAGTTGTATTTTATAAACAAAAATCTTCAGATCTTGAGTTTAACTTATTGCAAATGCAAATAAAGTTAAATAGGACTATGTCTGTTGAAAATTCAGTAGAAGCAAAACCAGTAATTAAAAAGTAGATTGGTCTGAATAATGCAAGAGTTAATAGTCGTAGGCTTGACATTGGCTCTTGCTTGGTTTATACTTAGAGTAGGTAAAAGAAATAAAGAAAAACCTTTTTCTAGAACTTTGCATAAACAAAGTGATACGCATAGGTTAATGAAATTATTTTTTTCCATGCCTATATCAAATAACCAGCAAAACCTTTCTCAATTGACAAAACATAAAGAAAAGGGTATGATTAAGGTTATTGTTTTAGGCAACGAAGCATATTGGATATCTAATCATATTTTTTATGTTGCAGAGGCTGTAGACGGTGAGGTACAACGCCACACCGCTAAACCAATAGATACTAGTACTTTATCAAAAGGTGACTTAGATAAAATGCTTTTTATATTAGATAGTTTAAGGGATGGAAAAAGAGATGATCGTGGCAGTTCAGGGCACAAGTGAGTTTAATGATTACAACGTATTCATTCGCTCTATGGGTGTTGCCATGTCAAACATGCATAAAGACGATACAGAGTTTGTAATTTACTCTGCTGGTCCTGCTAAAATAAATTCTTTTGTTTCTGAGTTTTCTAATTTATCTGAAAGAGGAATGAAAGCAAGAGGAAAAAAAATTAAATTTTATAAAGTTGCTCCAGTTTGGATGCAAGAAAATTTAGATCAAATTAACTACTTTGCTTTCTTAAGTAAGCCTAATGAAAAAACTTCAAAATTAGTTTCAGAGGCACAGTTAAAAAATGTAGAAGTTGGTATATTTAAATACTAGGGGGTATTTATGTTTATTAGAAGTTTGAATACTATGGAAAAAATTATTTCCAAAAATAGTAATTTACTTTGGAATGGTTGGGATGTTATTGATTTAAAAGAATCTGACATTGCAAAAACATCTCCAATGGGTATTAGAGTTAAAGATAAGTGGTACATCCACAAAGTTTATTCTCCTGGTCGTAATGGGTGGGATATACCAAACAAGTATCGAGAGTAATTATGAAACAGCATTTATGGAAAGATGACGCAATTTGTTTAGGTCTTGATACAAATATTTATTTTGATAAATATGAAGACAACGAATCTGGTAGGGCAATTGTTGATTCAATGTGCCAGCAATGTCCAGTAGCAAAAACATGCTTTGCAGTAGGCATCTCTGGTAAAGAGTGGGGTGTTTGGGGTGGAGTATATCTAGAAGGTGGAGAAGTATCTAGAGAGTTTAACAAACATAAGACTAAAGAAGATTGGTCCAATACCTGGCAATCTTTAACAATGGAAAAATAATGTATACAGATAAAATGAAAATGGCATTTCATTCTATTCCAGCCCCTAAAAATTTCAAGGTAGAAATTATTGATAACGAACATTTTATAACCATTAAGGCTAATGAGGATATGTTTATGCGTCTATTTGACACAGAGAAGCGACATGCTGTAGAATATATGGTAAGAGTAAAAAAGGCTTTAGAGGATAATGGGGCAATCGTAATGATTACTAGGGAGGCTATTAGGTAATGCAAACCTTCCTACCTTATAAAGATTATGATCAGTGTGCAGAAATATTAGACAATAAAAGATTAAATAAACAGATATTAGAAGCCTATCAGATACTTAAGGTTTTGTCTGGAAAGTCCCCATCAGGGGCATGGCGCAATCATCCAGCGGTATTGATGTGGAAAAATGCTGAATGGTCATTACGTAACTATGCTAAGGTCATGATTAAAGAGGCCAAGGCAAGGGGTATAAGGACAGATAAGAACGAAGCCAATATAGAGGCTCTAGAGGCTGTTTGTGGGCAGATTTGGGGTACTGGTAAGCCAGTCTGGAACAAGCCTTCTCACATAAACCGTGTAAATATCACTCACAGGGCTAACTTATATCGTAAGGACCCTATCTACTATGCTGAGTTTTACATGGACACTAAGAACGAGTATAATAGACCTTGTTGTGATAAATGTTTATACTATTGGGCAACGCATATTGAGAAGAGTTTATTGGGGGTAGTATGATGCAAAATGGTTTGTTGATATTTTTTATAGTGTTGTCTGTTTCTTTTGCTATATCGTATTTAGCGCTATTGCATAAATTAAAAAAACTTAGTCTAACTTCCGCTCAATTATTTTTAGAAAACTTTAAACTTAATCAAGATGCTGAATCTATTAAAGCAAATCAAGAGTTAACTGATAATGACATACACAGAGAAAACTTTATTAAATTTCTATCAGACTCCCGTGACTGGGCTTTTACATACATTGAGGATGTTCAAAAAGGCTTGACCAAATTTGTTGAAGAGGTTGATCCAACTATTAGTTATTTTGATGATTTTAGTTCTATACAAGAAGGCAATCCTTTAAACGTGGGTATGAAAAAAATATCTTCTGCATATAAAGATTTAAAAAAGTTTTTGCCAAGTGAATCAGAAATAAAAAATACATGAGAGATATATTACTTTCAGTATTAACAGGTTTTGGGTGCGGTATCGTGTTTGCTGCATTCAAATTGCCAGTACCAGCACCACCAGTTTTTGCGGGAGTCGCAGGAATTGTTGGGCTTTGGATTGGCTTTACAACAATGACACAAATTATATCCTAGGAGGAATAATGAATAACTTAATTAATGATAAGACAAAGGCAATGCTAGCGTCATATGGTCGCTCAGTTCTTGCATCAGGTCTTGCACTATACATGGCAGGCGTAACAGATCCAAAGGATCTATGGGCTGCACTAGTTGCTGCTATAGCACCCGTTGCATTGAGAGCGCTCAATCCTGCAGATAAGGCATTTGGTATTTTGCCTGATGCTGCTGAGGTTGCAAAGGCTTTAAAGGCTGCAAAAGCACCAGCAAAAAAGGCTGCTAAAAAGAAGTAAATAATCTTCTATAAGATAGCCAGTCTAGAGATAGGCTGGCTTTTTTATTTGTTTATAATTTCTAAGTATTTTTGTTTTAATTTATCTATAGAAAAGTTTTCTAAACCAATCGATAATGCTTTTTCTTTAAATTCTTTTTTATTATTATTCTTAATATATCCATCAACTATGTTTGCAAATTTATCTGGACTAATATCATAAATATCAACCATTGATTTTGTTCTAAATGATCCTATCTTTGTTGATTCTACTAACCAATCTTCAGGCAATATTTTATTATTTGGAGATACATTAGTCATAAAAACTGGCAAGGCACTCATGAGAGCCTCATTCATAGGTAAACAAAGACCAGCATACCTTCTAGGCAGAATCATTGCATCAAAGCCATCATACATGTCTTCCCTACTGGCTGGATTACCTATTTCAATCTTTACCCTAGAATCTTTACAGTTTGGATTAAGTGGGGTTTGAGATTTAATTACTAATTCATAATCTTCTTTAGAGTGCTTGATCATTTCAAAAATACTTTCAGTTCCATTTCTATCTTTTGCAGCCTTTTTACCAGCAATATGAAGTATACGGTTGTAATCTTTTGAAAGATTATTGTCTTTTGCTTTATTAAATAAAGACTCATTTGTTGGTGGTGGTAAATGAATTACATCACACACAGAGCCAAACTTTTCTTTTACTATCTCTATATTCCAAAGACTAGGAGATAGCAATACATCTGGTAATGACCAGTTAGGGTTTGTTAAGTTACCAAAAAGTTCGTAGTTGTATTGAAGAATAGTCTTTGTTCCTTGTTGCCTAGCAAGATCTACAAGGTCTAAATGATAAAAGGTTTCACAACTAATTACTACATCAACATCTTTTAAAAACCAAACAATTTCTTTTGTTGTTGGCATACCGTTTTTGGTTGAGTAAACGTTGTAATCTTTATACCAATCGGGATTTTGTTTATTATTATTAAACGGGGCAGAGTTAATTAAAAGAATCTTATTAGGATTAAGCATATTAACTAACTCTCTAGTCTGATTACCAAGACCAGTGTTGTCTGATCTTGCTATGATTCCTAGTCTCATTCTTTATACCCCCAAGTTTCATCGTCTACCGTAAATTTGCGGGTACCCTGACGACCATCTAAATGATAAGAACGTTTAATACTACCTTCAGGATGATAAATCCAAAGTTTATGTGTCTCCCAACCTTCTTGACTAAACTCCCCATATGGAGATATATCATCTTGAATTGCTCCATGAAATGTATCTTCTATAAAAAATTTATCTTTACATCTTGGAAGCACAATGTCTTTATAATATTGTTTTCTACTTAGATGTGGTCGTTGACTCCATTGTATAGTTTTCATAAAACCATCCTCTAAGCCAAACATAAGGTGTTCATGATCTTTTGGTATAAATGCTTCAAAATGAAAACGAATAGTATTTGCTTTATTGTATTCAAACATATCTAAGCACTTATCCCAGTCTATAGGTGTGTCTGGAGTTAAGGGAGCATCTCCTTCAATATAAAGTAATAGTGGTGTTTTAATTTCATTGATTGTTTGGCGCATCATGTTGGTTTGATGGCTATGCTCTTTAAATATAAAAGGTAATATGTTTTTATCTTCATGTAAACATTTCCATAAAATACGATTTTTGTATTCATCGTAATCTTTTTTACGATTTTGTTGTTCTTCTCTAATACCGTCTATCTGCATAATAATTTCGTTATCTGGAAAATGAGCACGAATATCACTAATAGTTTGATCTATCATTTTTGTGCTTGGATGATCTAAAACTACAGACGTAGCCATGACAATTGTTATATCTCTTTTATTCATTTACTTGCCTCATTAACTTAATAAAAAGATCTCTTTTATATTTAATCCACCAACAAACAATCTGATGCATTTCAGATGTATAATTATTTAATAGTTCAGGTAACAAGTCAACCAAGTGATTCCAATTATCAACAGTTTTTACTGAATGATTATCTTCAAATACAAAATTAAAAAAATCTGTATTTTGCATTTTTGAGTCTAACTTATCTCCTATAGGCAAGCAAAGCATTTCAATTGCTTCATAAAATCTAAATGAATCAATAACCATCGCCCCGCTAGGGCAAGGAACAATCTTTGATAAAGACATTTTGTCATAGTATTGTTTTGGTTTTAGTCCTTCTGCAAAACCAGTAGTTGGATTATAAAAAGAATTGGGTATGTTAGGCATAATCGTTGCAAGTTCTTGTCTTCTTTGATGAGTTATCTGTCCTGAAAAAAATACATCATATGATTTATCTTGATACTTTGGCAAATTTTTGTGTAAATCTCTTGGCACACCCAACGCTAATTTATTATATTGTGAATGTTTTCTGTGCGGGTATTGAATCCAAATTTCAATATTTTTATGCTTTATCTTATCAACTTTAAATGTAGCACTTTCATCTCCAGTAATAAACAAAACTACTCTACCTATCTTGTTTAACTCTTCAGATATTTGATCTTCATAGTCTACATTTTGTGGTCCAGGAATAACAACAAAGGCTCTATCTGTGTTAGGTAAAATTGTTACCTTATCTGGTTTAATATTATTTTTATTAAAAAATTGTTTTAATAAACCGTAATCCCATTTATCAGCAGCACAATCTTCTTGTTTAACTGAATAAAGATATGCTTTAAGATCGCTCATAATATAAGTGTACTTCATGTTGATAGTCAAGCAATGTTTCTTTATATCCAAGCCCCCACAACCAAAATCTTAAATCATATAAGTATTCATTCCATTGTTGCATCATAAATTCTGGATGACCAGATAGCCAGATCTTAGGCTTAAACTCCTTTAAATTCTCTCACTTTCTT